AAGCGAAGCAATCGGTGACCATAAATATCCAAATATTATATATATAAATTTTGGGATATCTATGGTCAGACTGCTTTGCTTGAGACTGCTTTTAACTTTTTTAATTTTTTTTTATTTAATATTTTTATATTAAACATATTATAAAATATGGCATATTGGAGAGTTGATGATAGCGTTCGTGTTGGTGAAAGTAAAATCTCCATCCCGAGTGAGAATGGTCTAGAATATTCTCCTAATCAAAAGATCCAGTTATATGTAGATCCATCTACGAAGTTCATGGATGGGCGTGAGACTTACCTTGATTTTAATTTTCAGATTAAACTCCCAGCGGGTAAGAAACCAACTCGTCTTCAATTAGATAAGGTAGGTGGCAATCTTTTATTTCATAATATTCGCATATATGATGGCTCTCGTGGTCAGCTGTTAGAAGAAATTAACGCATATGATACTATGTGTGCCGTCAAGTATGATTATGATAAGGATGCCAATAGTGAAAACATGAGAGCACTTCTTGAGGGTGGAGCAATATGGACGCCAGACAATCGTGGAGAACGTGGCACCACAAGGACACCAATGGGCAACACCACTCATAATCCATATTTTAAGAAAACCTCGGGAGATCAAACAACTGTTTTCACCGATGCTGATTTCTTAAAGACTAAACTGACAATCCCACTACATACTGGGATTTTTGCCAATTCCACCACTATCTTCCCAGTTATGATGACCAATGGTCTATATATTGAACTTGATGTAAATCCTGCCGAGAAGGTTTTAAAACAACTTGAAAGTGTCCAGAGAAATCGTCGCACTGAATATGCTCCATATTTTCATTCTCGCAATGGTTCCAATGCCAGCAGTGATATCCTTGGAGGTATTCCCAATGGTTCAACGCTTACTTCCTTTTTTGTAAGGCGAGATAATAATCTTGGCGGTCCCGATAGTGTTTCTCGTTTCCCATTTGTAGTTGGTGAAACTTTTGGATTCTGTCGCAGTGATAATAATGGGAGCACTGAGGCTTTCAATGGTGAGTTAGAAATAAGTGAGATTAATTTATCCACTAGTGCGGATGGTGGTGCTGGATTAATTGAAGTTGTTCTTAAAGATCCAAGGGCTAAAACTACTTCTTCTATGACAACAACTGATTTTGATACGGGTGTTGCTTATGTCATGTATTCTACGGCAGTTGAAAAAGAATCCAGTTATGATGCCACATTTACAATTTCAAATGTCAATTTAGTTGTGTCCCAAGTCCAACTTGATCCCTCTTATGAACGCGGTATGGTTCAAAAGGTTCGTGAGGGTAAGGCAATTGAGTTTGATATTATGTCTTGCACTAATTACAAACACTCCATTCTTGCCAGTGATAGACAGACTACTTTTCAGATTTTTGCCCAGAATTCTCGTGCCAAGTCTCTTATGGTAGTCCCACAGGACGGTTCTGTATATAATAGTGCCGAATCAATTTCTGGCAAATCGGGTTATGTAATTAAGGGCAGTGGCAATTCAGATGCTGTTCCTGCAAGCAAAGACGCCCAAGATACATGCTTACAATCAAATCGCTCGGGATACACTGGTATATGTGATTATCTCTCCAGTATCCAATACACCCTAAACGGTAAGAGGGTCCCATCACGAGAAATCTCTACCAAGAAAATCGCCACTCGTAATTCAATTGATCAGTTTCATATCTATGAGCTGGAGAAATGTCTAGATAATTCTGGCATCCAGCCTAAGAGTTTCTCGGCATTTATGGAGAATTTTGTATTTGGTCGTGGGTTTAGTGCTGGTGGGCAGAAGGGTGCTATGGATTTAAGAGGCAAAGACCTTGCTGTTATTCTCAAATATCTTGAAGGCACGGCACCAACCAAACCGAAGCTCTTCAACTCATTTGTATGGCATTTACGTAGGTTGATGGTTCGTGATGGTGCTGTTGATATTATCATGTAATGCGACAGCAACCTCTGGTAAAATTTTAAAAACTTTTTTTATTAATTTTTGTTTTGAATAAATTATATTTTAAATAATATAAAATATGACTTCCCGATTTGTAGAGATCCGGCCGGACAACGTCCCAGCAGATGGTAAAGTATCTTTCAAGAATGGGTTTCCCATTCTATCTTTCACAATTAGTGCCCAGAATGGTATTCTTGATACCAAATCCATAAGAATTATTGGAGATTTCAATGCTTACAAAGATAATCTTGCCACCCCAACCCCTGTTCGTGAGGGGGATGGTCTCACGATGAATAATCGTCTTGGTATTTACAATTTATTTGATTCCATTACAATAAGATCTCATCGGTCAAAAATGATCTGCGAAGACATAAGACATTACAATAAATATCTTAATACCTACCTAGGACTTACCAGCTCACTCCAAGATCAGATTGGGCATTTAAGTTCGACATGTTTAATTTACCCCAATCCTCTCGCATTTCGCAAGAATGTTATTGAAAGTCCAGCGGGTTCAAAGCAGACAAATCACTTTTCTGTTCATCTCCCGTGTGGGTTTCTTCAATCGGGTAATATGATAAATTTAAATCAAGATGCCTTTGGTGGTGTCCAGATTGAAATTTCATTAAGTCCAGATTCCAATGTATTTTATTCAACAACTGGTATTACCACTGGATTAACTGAATGCCACTATGAACTAACCAATCTTAAACTATGTTGTGAAGTCCAAGACATTCCTGATGGTGCTTTATCGGGTGATCAGTCTCAGGGTGTAATGAATTTTAACACAATCACTTCTCTATATACTTCCATTAATTCTACCAATGCCCAAATTCAGTATTCGCTCTCTCTTCGCAATGTATTAAGTGCCTTTATGACCTTCATGCCCGTAGCAAATAACAATACATTATCGGCAGATGGTATGACTACAACATTCATGTCGGGTTCTTCAACAACAAGTGATATTGCCAATTTCCGTAGAATTCAGTTTTTAAAGGGTGGTTCTAAATATCCCGCGGATTTTGATTTTGTAAATAATTATGTTGGAGATGGCAGAACAATTCTACCAGATCCCCAACTTGTAAGGGGATTTGTCCAAGCTGTATTACCAGAGAATGCTCAAGATAAATCTGCTATTTCCCCGCTGAATACTGCTAGGGACTATGTTTTAACGACTAGCACTGCACAAAATTCATACACGAGTATTCCAGATGGTGGAGCACTCACTGGTCTTGGTGTTAAATATGGTATAGGTGGTGCGGGAGAGGACTTTTCCTCGGAGCAGTTTGGAGTATCCATTGAAAGCGATTTAAAACAAGACCATCCTCAAGGCGTGTATATCTTTATTAAGGCACGAGCACAGCTGGTATATAATCAAAATGGCATCCAGCTTATCCAGTAAGTCTCAAGCGGAGCAGTCTGACCATAAATATCCATTGTTTTAAATTTCATTTATAGATATTGACCATAGATATCCAAATATTTATATATATAATTTTGGGATATCTATGGTCACTTTGTTTTCTATCATATTTTTTTTGATTTTATTTTTAAAAAATATTTTATATTATTATAATTATAAAATATGGATACTATGTCATCTACCCAGCCGACAAGTGAAGAAGGATTTGCTCCTCCAGATTTCCTTCGTCTTCAGCAGATCCCAGTGAATTATATCCAGCAGGTTGAGACCGACCTACTTGAACCCGTGGTATTCAATCAGGGTTCAGCAACGCAAGATGGCTTCGCTCGTTGGACTTTACAGAACAAGGGATTTTTACACTCTCATTCCAAGATATTTATTGCGATTGAACCTCAAGATGCAGGTGATCAAAATGATTGTTTTTTTGCTCCGCATATTGGAGTTGCCCAGTTAATCAAAAAGGCAGTTTTAAAAATTGGCAATAAGACACTCAATGAACTGGATTCTTGGGCGGGTCTTCATGCTGTGAAATCTTCTTTAATCTCCAATGAGAACAATCTTGAAAGAGAACTTTATACCACTGGCAGATGTATGAATTATCAGTGGGCATATGAAAGTCGGGATGCCAAGGAGGCGGATGCGATAAAACTGGATGTCGGTGTTGAACCCGATATTGGTTTTGCGAATCCAAATACTTTTCTCCCCAATTGGGCAGTTAGTGATGGAGAAAAAACCAATGAATGCCCATCTTTTGGTATTGACCTCTCGGACCTTTTCCCGTTTCTAAAGGTTCATCAACTCCCGCTATACATGATGTCTGAGCCAATTAATATTGAATTAACCTTTCACCCGACGCACCAGTATCGCTGTCAAGTTGCTTCAAGTGATAGTCCAAATCTCGGTGTCAATATTGTAAGGGATCAGTTAAAGTTTTGTGCCGACTATATTTTTTATGGTGCCACAGATGAAATGGAGCGGTATGCCAACGCCAACAAAGATTTAAATTTCTCATTTGTAGATTACCGACTAGTTGAACATTCACTCACCCAAGCTGGTCTCAAAAATGGTATTATTCAAAATCTTGGTATGGCAAACAGACTTGTCCCACGCATTATTACTGTTGTTGCTCCAAACACAACCGAGAATGATGAAGAGACGATCCTCGGACAATACACGAGTGTGTCTCCGGGTGTCAATGCTTCGGGCAATCTTACTGGACCATTAAAATATAATGTAAGATATAATGATCGTTATGAATACACGAGTGATATTGACAATACCTCTCGTCTGTTCTCACTATTAACTGATAGTGAAGGTGTTCCAATGCTTTCCCGCAAGATGTATTCGGGACTTGGTGTCGCAGGTGGATTCAAGACGACTGATCATTTTGAAGGTCGGTCTCAATCTGCCGATATCAACAATAGTTTCTTTTATCTAGGATCGCGTCTGACAAATGGGCGGGTGGGACAGCGTGGCATTGAACTCCATTTAACTATGGATGGAGCATCGGGCAACCGTCTTGAACCAAATCTATTAAGGTCATATTGTGAATATCTTCGCGTTGCTCGTCTCGTTGATGGGATGGTGGAGATCTATAATGCTTAGTCTGACCATAAATATCCAATTTATTATATATATAAATTTGGGATATCTATGGTCAGACTGCTTCGCTTGACTTTGATCTATTTTTCTTACAAAACTTAAATGTTATAATCTTTTTTTATTATAATTTATTTAAAAAAATAATCTTAATTATAAGTATAAAATAATGAAGATTAATACAGACAATCCCACTGAGGCAATTTCAAATGATCGCCCAAATTTAAAGGCAAATACTATTAAACAATATGTAATTCATTTGACTAAACTGAAGAAAATATTTTCCACTGATAGTTATGATTTTTTATCAAATCCCGATGAAGTTATGGATAAAATAAAGGACAATCATTTTACATCTCAAAGAAATACTTTGAATGCTGTGATCATATTATTATTGGCAATAAATCATGATAAGAAATATGACGAATTGATTGAAGATTATCAAAAGCGTCGTGATAAATTTAATCAGCAATACCTTGATCAAAATGCAGATGGTAAGATTAGCGAAGCTCAGAAGAATAACTTTGTTGAATTGGACGAAATCAAAAAGATGTTAAATACAATGGAGAGCGAAATAAAATCCCAAGGATTAAAGAAGAAGGAGAACCTCAAGGGCAAAGAAAAAGAATTAATGATGGTATATACAATCTTCTCCATGTTGGTTAAGTATCCCGTGAGGTTAGATTTCTCGGGTATGAAATTAATTTCAAAGACAATGTATAACGCACTTAAAGCAGATGATAAAAAGCTGGGTAATTATCTAATCAATGAAAAGGGTAAATTAACGATGGTAATGAACGAATACAAGACCTCCCGCAAGTTTGGAGAGAAGAAGATTCCAATAGATAAAGATGTTCAAAAGATTATTCGTATGTATATGAGAAGCACCGGCAAGACCAATGGGGATGTATTGTTTGTAAGTTCAACTGGTAATGAGATCAGCAGAAATGCTTTATCTCAATTACTAGTAAAGACAACAAAGAGATATTTAAATAAGTCTATCTCCACCACGATCATGAGAAAAATAGTATTGAGTGATAAGTTTGGAGATTTGGTAAAAGAACAGAAAGAGATGGCGGAGATTACCGGGCATGATGTATCCACAATG